TTTATTATATCATGAATCCCAAGACAAAAAAAGCCACCGAATGCGGTGACTTTATAGGGAGATTATTATGAAAAAGGTAAAATAAAATCTTATTAAATCAACGCTCTTGGAGGGTGTCCCCTCCAACTCCCCGACCTCTGGACAAGGTCTATTTTTTTTGAAAAAAAGTTAAAAAACTTTATCAAAACGCTTGACTTTCTCGGTATACCGTGATATAATATAATCAAGATAAGGAAAGGAGGTGAGGAAGTTGAACAAAGAAGATTGGCTTAGATTACTTGAAAAGGCGATAGACAATATCCCTGAAACAGTAACAGCTATCGCAAGTCTGGTGACCGCAATAACGGTCGCAAGGCAAAACAAAAAGCGTAAACCCAAATTCCCGCAAAAGAAAAGGTAAACGCTAAGAGGTAGGGGCGAAAGCCCCTCACACCTCTATTTTATCAAATGAAAAGAGGAAAAGCAATGGTTAGTGCAATAGCTATTTTTATAATTGTGATCAATGTATATATCTATCTAAAAAATAAAAAGGACAAATAATATGAGAAAAATTATTCAAGAATTATTAGACAGCCCAATGTCTACATCTGCTATTTCGCAAGGCGCTGGAGTCCCTTGGACTACTGTTTCTGACCTTAGAAAGGGAAAAACAAGCATGGACAAAATGGCTCTTCTCACAGCAGAAAAACTTTATGAATTTGCTACAGCTGATAAGCAGTGATTTCGGTCACTGCTTTTATCAAAATATCTCGTTATCAGCTTTCATTTCTGCCAAAACCGAACTAGTCAAAACTTTTTCAGCAAAATCTCCTTGCCCGATTTCTTCAGCAGTATAGTAGTAATCAATGATCATGCATTTTTCCATGACTTCATTGTATTCACCACGAACAATATAGATATAGTCATCTGTCAAGCCTTCTGCTATGTCTTCTTCTAGTTCTTCGATTAGTTCGCTATAATCGTAGCTAAAACGATAATTTCCAGCGTCAATCCATTGTTGAACTTTTGCGATAGTGTCAAGCGTAAGATTCTCTATCTTACGCTCACCGTTTCTGATTCGAGTGATTGCAGAACGTGATATCCCGATTTCTCTTTCTAGTAGATTGGCTGGAATGGCCTTGTTCATCAAGACCATTTCAACCTTTTTTGTGTTAATAATCATTCAGTAACCTCTTATCCTAAAGTTTTCAATGCTTTGATTGTGCTTTCTTTAAGTTGTCCGTTTTTCTTCACTGCTTCACGTTTGAAAAATCGTCCGTCACCTTTGATAACGTGAAATTCTTTGTGTGTGCAAACTTCGCCTTTTCCGTTAAACCAAACTTTGATTTTTTCGATTTCTCCAAAATTTCCCAAAGTTGGAATTTCGCCATTTTTGAAAGTCAATGTTTGAAATTCTTCTGTTGTAACGTATGCTGTCTGTGGTTGTCCGTTTTGAAGAGTTGTGATGATTTCCATTTTTATTTACCTGAGTTCTATTGAACTCCCTTTCCTATATTATGGATTAAGAGGGGCGTCACCCCTCTATGCTGCCTTGGTTGTTTTTGCTTCACTTACTTTTTCAAGAAGTAAGATTGTGAGTGCCATTTCTTTGAAGTCTTTATCATCGAACCCGATAATATCTCCGTAAACTCTGATTGCTGTTAACAGGGTGTTATACAATTCATACATGGCATCTGATGATAACTTTTCACGGTCTAGGATTTCTCCAAGTTTTAATGAGCGTTCTCTGCGATTCTTAACTTGTAAGATTTCTTTTGCTAGTGCGATTTGTTCTTGTGATGTTAGTGATTTTTTCATTTTATTTTCTTCTTTCCTTATCTTTATGATTTAATTATACACTACTTGTTGACTTATGTCAACAATAAACACAAAGAAATTTAAACTTTTTTTATTTTAGAAAGTACTTTCAGAACAAACAAAAAACCGCAAGCTAAACAGCCTGCGGTTAGTGTAATCTATTTGAAAGCCTTTCTGTTTTATTTTTCTTCTTTTGGTTTGTCGACGACGGTCACAAGTCCATCTGGTTCTGTTTTGAATGCTGGATCTGTGTGTAATTCACCGTTTGCCTTCAAGTAGTACCAGCCATCGCCAGACTTGACGAATTGTTTAGATAGCATATAACCATCTTTTTCTTCCATGAAATACCAAGTTTCTCGGTATTTTACCCATCCAGTGGCCATGCGGCCATCTGATTTGAAGAAATACCAGCGATGGTTTAGGAACATCCATCCTGTGACCATTGCCCCACGCTTATCAAGATAGAACCAGTCTTTACCATCATTGAACCAACGATTGATTAGACAATATCCACGTTCATTGAAGTAGAACCACTCTCCCTTGATTTGCTTCCATGTTTTTGTGGGATAAGAGCCGTCTGACTCCTCCCACCACCAGCCGGAAGCATTTTGGCGCCAGCCAGCTTCAGACAGGCCACCTTCAATATCTTTCTTGAATTGCTCACGGCTAATGCCCCATTTTGCAAGATAAGGATATGGATCCACATGGTCAGAGTAGTTTCGAGGCTGGTTATAAGTACAGTATTGGTGCGTCTTAATACCAGCTAGACTGTCAGAGTCAAGTGTTTTCGGAATTCCAGCTTCGTCTGCAAGGTTCCGCAAAAGCTCAACATAGAGCTTATAATCACGCATGAACTCTTCCTTGGTTTCATGACTTTCAATAAGCTCAACTTGGCCGTATCCTTCAACATTCCAGCCACCTCCTACGTCGTAAGCCCCCATATCTGTATACCAGGTCTGCATCACACGGCCGTTACCGACAACATGCGAGAAAAAACCTGAATCTACAGGGCGGCGCATGTGGTAGTCTGCTTCATTTTGAGCAGTTGAGCTTGGATTTCCTGTTGAATGTGCATGAATTTGTCTGTATGGTTGTTCTCCAACCTGTGGAAGGTCGGTTCTTAATCTACTTGTATCAATATCCATGATTAGTCCTCGCTTGGTTCGTAGTATTCAAGAGCACGTTTGCTATCAGAGATCCCTGAGGTTGTTGGGTCATTGATAACACCAATCAAGACAAGAATGTAAACGAATGTGTTCACACCGTCCTGGATATTTTTGGGGATTTCAAGGCCGAATTGTTGGGCCATAAGGAAGATTGCTCCAAGAAGAGCAATGAGTGTTGTTTTGTTTTGCAATCGCAATTTCCAGTTAATCATTTTATTTCTCCTTTTTATTGTTGTTTGTTTTGAATCAAGCTTTTAAGTTCTCTTACATCCTCACCAAGCGATTTTACCTGCTCGGCCAGGACCAAGATAGCCTTATTCTGTTCGTCGTGGTTATCGAGCCTTTTATTGGCCGATGTCTTGAATTCATGCAAATTCTCGATGTCTTTCTCCAAAATCGTGAGACGATTCTCCTGCTTCGTTGCTTTATCTTTCATCGAAAAATAAAGACCGATAACAGGAATTAGAGAGAGAAAGATTTGCAAGATTAGTCGTTCATATCCTGGCATAAGCACCCCTATTCTTTCCCTTCAAATTTCCAAGCGACACCAGTTCCGTTTTGTTCCAAAATACCATTTGTCACAAATGCGCTGACAGGCTCGCCGTTGTATGTGAATTCTTTGTTAAGCTGCACTAGGATGCGCTTGCCTTCGCCATTCACTTCAACGTGCTCAGGGTCTTCAATGGTAATCAGGTCATGTGGTAAGTAGGTTTTCCCGACCTCGGCCGGTTGAATCAACTCAACCAACTCCTTGTAGGTTGTACCGTACTCAATGTTTTTGCTCATAATAGAGTTCAAAACAAGAACATGAATGACCTTCTGGTTCACCTTTGCATTCTCTTCAGTTTGCTTGATGACTTGAGCAAGTCTGTCCTGTTCGCTCTTGTTGTGCGCAATCTGCTGTTCAGCTTGTTCAAGTTGCGCCTGTGTTTTGACAATGGCGCTTCCTGGATCTAGCTCAGCTTTTAAGATATCCAGCACAGCTTGAATCAAGACGTCTTCTGGTTCGTTTGTACGATCTCCAGTGAATGATCGTGAGTTAGTGCTGTAGCGATTTCCTTCTGATAATTGAATTTCTACCACGGTTTCAACATTAGAACCAGAAATCCTTAAGTACGGTTTTGTTGATAGATTATACCCATTGATTGCCATGTTTATGCTCCTTCTGCTGGTTTAGTTTGTTCATTAAGCAGAGCTTCCAGCTCGTCCACTCGTGCTTGAAGTTTTTGATTTTCTGCTTCTTTTTCTACCAGTTGAATCTTCAACAGATTATGTCTAAGCATTGATGCCTTTGAATCAACTAACATGTCATCAAGTGTCATGCTTAGGACTTTGTTAAGTTGTTCTTCGTTCATTTTCTAAGTTCTCCAATCTTTGTGTAAGTTTTTTATTTTCAAGAGCAAGTTCCTGAATTGCTTTGAGTGCGATATTGGTTAATCTGAGATTGTCCAGATTCAACGTATCTCCGTTTTCGTAAACAAGCGTAGGATCCACTGCTTGGACCTCCTGAGCGATTAATCCAATCTTCGTGTGTGCTTGTTGTGGTCTATCCTCTTGCTTCTTCCAGTCGTATTCCTTGAACTGGAATTGATGGATATAATCAAGAGCCTTATGCTTGCAATCAACGATATTGTCTTTCAGACGTCTATCTGAGAAATGCTTATTAATAACTGACCACAGGCTATATGCTGTGCTGTTATAACTATAATAAATGTCATTACTTGAACCACCAAAACTCAAATATACATTGTCGGAGTTCCATAACCCAATAGTACCGGTTGTTCCACCGTCAATCCTTCCATTCCCTGTCTTGAGCCAGCCGATTCCTTTTGCTTTAATGTATCCCCTCACTGTCAGTAGGAATTCATCACTATCACTTGCGTAACCGCCAGTAGTAAAATCGGAGTCCTTGTAAATGAAAAGGCCATAAGGAACATCTTCGCCACGACCATAAGAACCAATGAACTGCACTCCTAACCCATCTTTAGTATTATGGCTTCGTGGTACATTAATCTGTAAACCGCCATTTGTAGTATCGAATGAGCCATAAGAACCTAGTTGGATTTTAGTGTGTCCTGTTAAGGTTCCACCATAGATGTTTGAACCTGTAATGGTCCCACCGTAAATCCTATCACCACTCAAAACACCTGACTGAACCTGACTTGCATCTATCGTGATACTTTTAACTCTGTTAATGAAGGCTTGCTTGGCAAATAGCTGACTTAAGTAGGCTTCATTTGCCACCAGTTTGTTAAAGAAAGCCTGGTCAACTCTCAACTTGTCAGCGGTTACTGCTTCAGCATCTAAAATCGTAGTCGTGACTGATCCTGCTTCAAAATTAGCGGTTTTAAGCTTGTCTATCATAGCAGATTTAATGACTGCATTATCAATCAAGGTTTCTCCAGTGATATGAGTAGCTTTACCAGAGATACGATTTTGACCATTTGAACCAAGATTGATTCCAGAAATGATATCCCCAGCTGAATTGATGTTCTGAACGGCCCAGGAGCCAGCGAGCTGAGTCATTTTAGTTTGAGTAGCTTCAAGCGTCTTGTCTGTCTCAATCGTCGCATCTTCGGGAGCAGGTTGCCATTTACGGTCAGTCGTACCTTCGTAAAAATCAAGCTCTGTCATGAACAATCCGCCCCATTTGTTAGGATTGTTGCGGTCGTATTCAAATTGCAGATAACATTCATCGAATTCACCGACGTTGAATGTAATGGACTTTTTGACCGCTTTCGTATTATCAAAAACTGGACCATCAACTCTTTTAGGCTGACCATTGAATATCAGTATCCTCTGTTGATAATCTGATCCAGAACCTTTTACGCGTTTACAAACATAAACCCTAAAATATTTTGAGTTATTATCAAAACCTAAAATATTCAACGTATAATCAGTATTTCGCTTGATAATGAATCGTGGACTTTTAACGACTGCGCCTGGCCTCAATTCAAACATACGCTTTTGGCCATTGAAGTAGAAACCGTGCGACGTGAAGCCTAATCGACCATTCGCTTCGGTCCAATACTTCAAATCGTCGTCAGCCCTCGAATTTCGGAGCATGTTCGGACCACCTACATTGGCATACTTGCTGACTTCAACTTGAAAAAGCTGATTAGTCAGAGTCATGCGAGCGACCTTCTCAGCAATATCAGACTCGCTACTGCCGATTATTCGCTCATAGAGCTTGCTGGTCTCTTGTACACGCTGAAAGTCAAGTAAGTTAGCCTTATTATCCAGCTGAGATGTGATGCTCTCAAATCGCTGTATAAAGCCCTCTGCGGTCTTTTGAAATTCCGTTCTAGTCGCTAAGATATCGCTCTTTGTATCAGATCCTAATTTTGTGAAAGACTCAGTCAGACCTTTGATATCTTCTTTAGTAGACTTGCGAAACTCAGCGTGGTCAAGTCTGAACTTCCTGAATTTTTCATTTAGGTCATTTGTAAAGGCTGATTCTGCTTTAAACCAGTCATTGAACGACTCTTTTGCTTTCTCACTGATGCGTTTCGCCTCTTCAGCAAGTAAGGTGCTTGCACCCGCTTTAGTCAAGGCTTCATCTGCTTTTTGCTTGGCTTCACGCAGACCTGCGCTATCAAAATCTCTAAATCGCTGATCAATGACATCAGACAGTTGATGCTTGACCTCTTCTGCTTTTGCTTCGGCCAGTTCAATTCCGTCAGAAATTTCCTGTCTTAATTTACCTGCTTTATGATCAAAGTCTAAGTCAGCATTTTGAAGAGCTTTTTCAAGGGCAATTTCTTGTGCGATTCCTGTCACTCCAAGAATTGCATCGGCTGCGCTAGATAGTCCACCAGAAGCCTTGGAACCGCCAGTCCCTGCTTTGTCATCGAAAGTCAGGGAGATATACTCTTCTTTCAAGGCATCGAACTCATAAGCAATAGCTTTCTTGAATACATCGACATTGTGCTTCCAGCTCTTGAGATTGACCGTATCACCCATATGGACCACTTGGCCATCAAGTTCATAGGCTTCAATCTTGGTAGCATCAGAGACCTTATCAATGCCCTCATTTGAAAACTTCGCCTGTGCCCACTTCTGCAACTCTTCAACGCTCTTTGCGTTGTTGTTCTCATACTCTTTTTCATTGATATAAGGGTATGAGCTGATAAGAGGACTATCAACAGTCACTCTGATAGTAGTTTC